GGCTCCTGGGGGAGCACCGCGTCATCTGCGGCGATGCCACGCTGCCGGAAACCTATATACGATTGATGGACGGCAAGAAAGCCAACCTGGTGCTGACGGATCCTCCGTACAATGTGGATGTGGAAGAAACGGCCGGAAAAATCAAGAACGACAATATGCCGGACGATAAATTCTACCAGTTCCTGTTCAGCGCCTTCGTCAACATGGAGCAGAACATGGAACGGGATGCATCCATCTATGTGTTCCACGCCGATACGCAGGGGCTGAACTTCCGCAAGGCCTTCAAGGACGCAGGCTTCTACCTGTCCGGCTGCTGCATCTGGAAGAAGAACGCCCTGGTCCTGGGCCGCAGCCCGTACCAGTGGCAGCACGAGCCGTGCCTGTTCGGCTGGAAGCTGAACGGGAAGCACCAGTGGTATTCCGACCGCAAGCAGACGACCATCTGGGAATATGACCGTCCGAAAGCCAGCAAGGAACATCCGACCATGAAGCCTGTGGTTCTTATGGCCTACCCCATAGAGAATTCGTCCATGAGCCACTGCATCGTCCTGGACCCGTTCCTCGGATCCGGTTCCACGCTCATGGCCTGCCAGCAGACGGACCGCATCTGTTATGGCATTGAGCTGGACGAGAAGTTCGTCGATGTCATCGTGAAGCGGTATATCAGCGAGTGCGGGGATGAAGGCGTGTTTGTACTGCGTAAAAATGAGAAAATTCCTTATGATAAAGTGCAGAAATAACTTGCTATTATCGGCGTTCAGAGTGATATATGTACTAGCAAAACAAGGAGGTACATAGACCATGACAATCCAGACGAACCTGAACGACCGCAAGGAACTGGCCAGAAGGATGATTCCCTTCAACCGTAACGAAAAGCTTCATTACACCGGGACCCCGGCCTTTGCCTACGAAGGGCAGGGATTCCGCATCCTTCGCAGCGGCGATATCGAATGCGATGATGAAAAGACAGAAGCCGCCATCACGGATTTCCTGCAGGAAGCAGGAATCCTTCCGCAGCCGAAACCGGAAGAAGGAACAGAAACCGAAGTAACGCAAGAACCGACACAGCAGGATGAAACGCCAGAATCGGAAGCACTGCCGCAGACGGAGCCGGACAAGATGGAAATCAAGGTTCCCAATGATGGCATGGATGGGGCGCAGCTCCGCAACCTGGTCTTCATGCTCCATGCTCAGCAGTACCTGCTCAACCGGGCCGCAGGACATGAAAACATCCATGTGCCGGACAGGCTGGTGGAAGACCTGAAAGAAGAACCCGGTACAGACCGGACTTCCTTCTTTGCCATCTATCAGAACTACGGAAAAGAAGGGCGGGGGTTCCTGATTGCCGCAGACACGGTGACATTCTACTTCTCCGCGACCGGCAATGCCGTAAAGAACCGCGCCCTGATTGAACTGGCGGCTTTCATTGTCAGTGCGGCGAAAAAGGCGAAACGGGTCCAGCCTGCCACACGGAAGCCGGAAAACGAGAAGTACTACCTGCGGATGTGGCTCCTGCGCATCGGCATGGGAACCAGGGCCAGCCACGAATCGCGCATGGCCCTGCTGAAAGACCTGAACGGATGGAGTGCTTTCCGCACGGAAGAAGAGGCCATGGCCCATGCCAGAAAGCAGAAGGAACGCCGGCATCAGAACCTATAAACCTTCAATTTAATTCATAATTATTCTCAAAATAACTTGCTATTGTGTGCCTTTAGAGTGATATATAGTGTACCGAAAGAACACACGCACACATAAAAAGGACAGAGATGATTATGAAAACATTGCACTTTGGCATCGAAATGGAAATGACCGGGATCACGAGAAGCCGGGCCGCCAGCCTCATGGCCAGCTTCTTCGGGACGGAAAGCCGGCACGAAGGCGGAGCCTACGATACCTACACCGCAAGGGATGAACAGGGACGGAAATGGAAAGCCATGAACGATTCCAGTCTGGTTCCCCAGAAGAAGGTGAACGGAAACATTACGGATGCTTCCAGCTTCTACCGCACGGAAGTGGTCAGCCCCATTCTTTCCTACGAAGACATCACGAAGCTGCAGGAGCTGGTGCGGACGCTCCGCAAGGCCGGGGCCTTTGCCAACAAGTCCTGCGGCATCCACATCCATGTCGGGGCCGAACGGTTCACGGCAAAGACCCTGCGGAACCTGGTGAACATCATGGCGAGCAAGGAAGACATGATTTACCGCGCCCTCCAGATCAATCCTTCGCGGGAAAGCCGGTACTGCCGGAAGACAAACACGACCTTCCTGAAGGACATCAATCGGAGAAAGCCGGATACGCTGGAAGGCATCGCCGACCTCTGGTATCAGGAAGCACCTTACGGACGGAACCATCATTACAACAGCACCCGCTACCACGGGCTGAACCTGCATGCCACCTTCACCAAAGGGACCGTCGAGTTCCGGCTTTTTAACGGGACGCTCCACTCCGGGGAAATCAAGGCATACATCCAGTTCTGCCTAGCCGTCGCCCATCAGGCCCTCACGCAGAAGAAGGCCTCGGCCCGGAAGACTGAAACGGATAATGAGAAATACGCTTTCCGGTGCTGGATGCTCCGTCTCGGGCTCATCGGCGACGAATTCAAGACCTGCCGGCTCCACTTCCTCAAACACCTCACAGGCAATTCCGCATGGCGCAATGCCGCCGCTTGAAGGGGATAGCCTTCCGGGCAGCTTCGGCTGCCCTTGGGGTGGTAGAAGGGCATTCCCTTCAGAAAGGATGAGAGCGATGAAACAAAGAATCTACATTGCCTACGGCAGCAACATGAGTAAAATACAGATGGCAAGACGGTGTCCTGATGCCGTTCTTGCGGGAACGGGCCGGATCCGGGGATATGAACTTCTCTTCAAAGGTTCCCTGACAGGATGTTACGCCACTATCGAGAAAAAGGCAGATGCCTTCGTGCCGGTTGTTTTCTGGCGCATTTCTTCGGCGGATGAACGGCGGCTCGATGCCTATGAAGGCTTCCCGCGGTTCTACTACAAAAAAGAAGTGGAAATGGAAACCGATGACGGTACAGTCTGCGGTCTGGTGTACATCATGCGCGAAGACCGGCGGTTCGGCATCCCGGAAGACTGGTACTACCAGAACATGGAGCAGGAGTACCGCAAATTCGGTTTCGACCTGTCCGTCCTGCGGGCCGGTCTGCGGCACAGCCGGGAACGGATGGAAGGGACGCGGGTGCGACTTATCGCCATGGATGACAGGCAGGCACCGCCCAGGGGAACTGAAGGCACTGTCCAGTTCGTCGATGATGCCGGAACCATCCATGTACAGTGGGATACGGGTAGCAGTCTTGGGCTGGTACCCGGAGCCGATGAATGGGAAGTCATCGAATAAGATGCATAAATATCGGATAAATGACTTGCTATTATGTGCGTTCAGAGTGATATATATACATGACAAAGGGGACAAGCCCCAGAGGAAAAGCACACGAAAGCGAGGATTTTACCATGACAAACATCGATGCACTCCGCAACCATTTCGAACTTCGCGAATACCAAACAGCCATAACAAGGAATGATTTTGAAGCCCATTTCAAGGCTGCCAAGGAAAAAGTGACCTTCACTTTTGGCGGATGGGATGGCAAAAGCTACGATGGTGAAAGCCGCACGGCAAGGGTTTACCGGACCGATATAAAAGGCTACGAAGATGTCCGGTTCATCAAAGTCGGCAAGGGGCTTCATTATATCGAGGAAGACCGCCAGGTGCTTGAAAAAGCAACCGGGGAAACCCATCCAAGCGCCGGATGGCTGGTCGATGTCCTGAAAAGCACGAAGTAAGGGAATCCTGAAGACGGGGCCGCAAGGCCCTGTCCTTTGCCATAAAATAAAATGCATAAATTTTCTTTAGAAATGGTAAAAGAAAATCGGAGAAGGCTGCAGCCGCGGCCTTCTCTGCCGTACAGCCCGCAAGGGCTTTTTTTATTGGGAGGTGAGCGCCATTGGCTGTACGAGGAAGAAAACCGAAGCCGACGGCGCTCAAGGTGCTG